TTTCTTCCGTGTCCTGGTTCGCCTTTACTAATCCTACTTGGTTTATTAAGGCTTACCTGCTTACCTTGAAATTCAGCCATTATTTTTTCTTCTTCTTTTTGGCTTTTTTCTTTTTAGCCATTCCTTTAGGGTATCCAATTCCTTTAGGCATACATTCCTCCTCTTTTAATTCATAATAGCACAAAACCTCCCGAAGGAGGTTTAGTGACCTTACAAAGTGTCCAACTTTGTTGCGAGAAGGCAGTTGTGTCTTTAGTTAAAAGTCCTCACACCTTCTCTATGAAAGAAAAAAGAAATAATCAATCTCACTCAACTCAACAACAGGGCTGTCATATCTGTAAAGAGAAACGCTATTTTCTTCTTCAACTGTATCCTCATACAGTACCTAGAAACTTTTTCCAGGCAGATTTATTATAGAGTAGCCTCGTTTATACGAGGCAGAAAAAAAATTTTTTTATAGAGTTTTCCAACAAGAATTACACATAAAATAATCTTTGCTAGTAAAGGGATATGTATAGTGTCCACCGCAGCCGGCACACATAAACTCTCTTATGCCTTTAGCTACCTTGTCCTTCTTAAAAATGTAATTATAACAAAAGAAGAGTAGGTTATTAATCTTCTTGGTGTTGTTGACAATTTTCGCAGATACCTTCATCATTTAGTAAGTCCTCCCACATTGGTTGTAAGCATTCATCACAGTCTTTTACATAAATTGTCATAGGCCCACTTTATCATATTAAAAAGAAATGGCCGGCCATTGCTGGTCGGCTCATCTCTCAACACAATAGAAAGGGGAACAAATGTCCTAGAAAGGATATGATGTTCTCTTCTAAAATTAATTATACACTATATAGAATTTATACAAGTAAATACCTGTATAAATTTTTTCTATGGTATAGTTAGTAAACAAACATAGTAGATTTCAAGCACATAGTAAAGATTTACTAGATTAGACTTCCAATAAAGCCGACTTGCTTGCCGGTGGTAACTAGGGTAAAAGCCTATTATTCTACATATGTATAACTGCTGCGATATGGAGTTAATTCGGTTTGGGAGGGCGTAGCACAGGGTTAGAACTATTAATCATCTTAATTAAGAAATCATTAACAATAAAGATAACACAGTAAAGGATAGCTCGTTTTTCTTAAAGTTCACAGTATTAGTTTAGAGGGTACACCTAATATAATTGAGGTGTCAACCTTAAACCTCCCCTATTGTTTAAAGGTTCTCATATACATAAAATTTTATTTTTTGATTATATAGATGCATAGATATATATAGATAATGACTACTTGTTTATACAGTGTGTAAAGATATGGATAAGAAATTTAAACAGATACCCCCAGGTTGCTAAACAACTAGCAATGAATAAATATACAGAGCAATGAATAATTATACATCAAGTAAAAGTATCAAGGCCAATTCGTTGTTCATACAGCGAGATTTTTTCTAAGTTTCTAAAGTTTTTTTTCCCCCTCTAAATAAGCCTATAAACACTAAGGATATTAGCTATGTTTTTTCTAAGGTTATTCAATGGTTGTTGACAACTAAAGTAAATCCCCCTATTGTTCTACTTAACACAAACACATAGAGAGGGGACCTGGGACCTTGCATAAATAGCCCCAGGAAATGAGCGAGAGAGGATACCAATTCCAAGGTGTTTCAACTAAATACCTGGATAGAGCCATAAAGGCCCAGGATACAGCCAAGGAATTGATTATCGGGAAAACTAGATGCGGATACGAAATAACCGCTTACCGATAGGCCCAACCATAATAGGAAGGCTACCTAGAGAAATCTTTAAACTTGACCTCATAAGCGAAAAAACCGACATTATTGATTTAGATTGAAGGATGATAGACCTTATACAATTACTAGCTATCCGCATAAACTTTTAATCTAGTCTTTTATATAATCTAATTACAGCTGGTTGTTTATACAGCCAGTTGTTGTGAGATTATGTAACTAATTACATATTCTCTAGTCTAAGTAATAACACAATAGGAGGCAAAAATTGAAAGAATTACTAGCAGAAAATCCAGTACACGAAGAACACTTACCTTTATTCAAGGGTAATCGTGAAACCTGGTTAAATAAAGTTGCGGACTTTATCTATGACAAAATCAACGAAGAGTTCGTGCCGGTTGTTCCAAGAGAAAATATTAGATTATCCATCGGCTTTATGCCGGGTGGTGTTAAAGGTTCCGCTATCGGTGTATGTCACTATGAAGGACACAGCACTGGAAATTATAGAGAAATCTTTATCAAGCCTACATTAGGTGCAAGTAATCTAGCAGAATGTATTGAAACCGCCCAGGTTGTAGCACACGAAGTAACGCACGCAGTGTTGCCTTCCGGGACTGGACATAATGCAAAATTTGCTAAGATTATTAAATCTTATCTAGGTGCAGAGGGTAAGCCGACAGAAACTATTGCTGGACCAAGGTTCACTCTTATGATACAAGACTTTATCCAGGAGTTAGGATACCTTCCACACTCTAAGATGGTAGAAGATACCAAGGGTAAAGGTTCTACTACAGTTGCAGTTCGTTGCACTGGTGCAGAAACTTGCCCAGGGGCTAGCGATAAATCACTATCCCAAGGATGGGGACTTATTGCAAGAGTTTCTATTGCGGTATTCCGAAAAGTTGGTGACAACTTTAGATGTATGGCTTGCGGTTCTTCCACAGTTGTAGAATTACCGGAGAGATTACGCAAAGATTACGCCTAAGCGTATCTAGCTAGTGCTGGTTGTTTAAACAGCCAGCATTATGGTAGATAACACAAGGTTATTTACAAAACTATATAGGAGGCCCTTATGAGCAAAAGTGACAAAGAAAATGCAAGAATTGCTAAAACAGCAATAGCTAACATATTCAACAACGATGACCTAATGGATGTTTATGACCTACTCAAAGAGAGATGGGACTTAAACACAAGAGAGCGAGTAAATCAGTTCAATGAGTTAGACCTTGTAGATGTTAAGTTCAGTGATGGACAAATGCTTAGAGCTAGAGTAGAAAAAGTTAACAAGAAAACAGTTAATGTTATTTTGTTAGAAAAATACCAAGGCACAAAGTATAGAGTATCACCGAAATACTTAACTAAAGTTACACAAGAAATGTTAGATGAAATAGAGTTCAACTCAACATTCGCTTAAAGTGTGAGTAGTTAGTTAGGACTGGTTGTTTAAACAGCCAGTCTTATAGTAAATACACCAACACAAAATATAAAAGGAGGCACAGTATGCAACAGTATATTGTTCAAGCTAGATGTATGTTCAGCGGATACACAGATGTATTCAATGTTCAAGCAGATAGTGCAAAAGATGCAGTAAAGAAATGGACAGATGACCAATTCAATATTGCAGGGATTATGACAGATGTTAGATATGGAAAGGTTATCGCTTGCAAACTGGAACACTTTAAGCCAGGCAATGTAAAAGCAGACAACGCCCCAGTCAACACATCAAAAATGGGAGATGATGACAGAGCTTATGCTATTCCTTATTCACAAGCTAGTAAGGAAGAGAAGAAAATTGTTAGAGAAATCATAGAGGCAGACAACGAACAGTTCAAGTTCGCCAAAGCTAACAATGTAGAAGTCAACGACACCTACTGGGATGAAGATGACAAACTACAAGTGAGAGATGCTAACGAAGCCCCGCCATTCTAAGATACCTAGCTAGACCAGGTTGTTTAAACAGCCTGGTTTATGGTAAGTATCACAAGGATATTTACAACACGATTAAAAGGAGGTACAACTATGGCTATTTTTAAAGTAGTAATAGAAGTAGATGAGGCATCTTTAGAAGATGCACAAGACCATATACTAAGTCTAAGCGGTAGTGATTTAGTAGATGAGATAGTAGAAGTAGAAGATGTTAAACACAATCCAGGTTTTTCATCTATTGATACAGAAGAGCTAGATAGTGCTTGTGAAGTTATGTTCGGCCATACAGACTGGGAGTTCGTAGCAGACACAGATAAATATATCACTATCAAATTTAATGTAGAAGATACACAAGAGGAGGAGGAATGAGCGACCATTCAAGAGATGACCAGCAACAAGTTGCGGAACAATTCAAGGCAGACTTAGAATTAATCCAAGACTATTTGAGGGTACAAAAAATAGAAGACTTGCGAGAAGAGCAAGACATAGAAGTTAGGTTCTTCAGTGAAGTCTTTTGCGATATGAAGGTGACTAGCAGAACTCAACAAGAGTTTGAAATAAGAGAAGAGAACCTTCATTGTAATCATTATGGGTGCGAGGAGATGCTGTCAATAGAAGTTCATTCAAATGATGGACAGATAGGAATAGACAACATTACCTGGAACTGGGATGATGATAAAGATGAAATGATACCATACTTTGGTGCGGAAGTTATTTACCTGGACAAAAGTAGAGTATCAGCACAGACAGGTATAGATGGTATGGTGTACAAGACTATCAAGGTGATAGACTTACCATTCAAGCGAGCCTGGTTAGAAGAAACAGACTTGCAAGCAGTACTGGACTATCTAAAAAGCGGAGAGTTCCTTACCTGGATGCGACTTCTAAGCGACACAACACACAAAGTACCAATCAACTAATCGCCCAATAGGGTAAGACATTCTAGGGCTGGGTGCCTCCGGCCCTAGCTTGTCTAGTTGTTTAAACAGGAGGCCAAATCTTAAACAGTTGTTGACAATTATTCAACAGACCTTTAAGATAGTATTAGAAAAAAAATATAAGGAGGTGGACTTGTGAGTGAAACTTATGAGCCAAACAATTCACTAATAGAAATTGGTAACAACTCAACCTATACACTTAACGAATATAGTGTGTGGTTAGAGGTTGAAACTAATCCTAATAGAGAAGATAACAAATCAATAATGATACATCCGACAGCCTTTGATGCCCTAGCTAAAGCTATGGGGTACGCCAAAGAAACAGCTGGTATGGATGGAGAAACAGCAATAGAAAAATGGGATACAGTTGTACAAAAACAACTGGTGAAAGGTGCAAAGTATGGGAGAACTAGCAGACAACTCATCTAACGATGAGATATTCTTTGAGGTAATTGTAAAGAAAACCTTTAAGTATAAGTATCCAATGGAGGCAAACGAATTGTATGATGCAAGGCAGATGGCCCTGGAAAGTACAAGTCAAACAGAAACTATGTATCTAAATACAAATGATGCTGAGTTGCAATCAGAAGAGATACAAGAAATAACAGTAGTAGAAGGTGATGGTAGTGAGGACTGGTACGAATGACCAGTCACACTACTTGTTTAAACAGAAAGGAAAATCCGTGTTAAGTATTCAAGGATTAATAATTATGTTTATGTTCGGGGTAGCAGTGACACTAACCATATCAGTAATGTGGTTGATGTATGCCGAATATAGAATAGCAAAAGAAGAAACCAATAGAGCAAACAAGGAAAGATTATCCAAAGATTTTATGGAGAAATTTTTCAAATTGAATGGAGATGATGATGAAGGACAATCCTAAAGTAATATCTATTTGTACGAAGTTTAATCTAAAAACATTTACCCAAGGTAATGTTAAGTGGATAATGTTCGACAACAAAGAAGAAGCTATAGAAAAACAAACCACTGGTGAGCTAGATGAGCCAACAGTTTTACAACACTTTGATATTGTTGGTAAGACAGACCAAGGATTTGTTTTAGAACTACAAGAAGGAATAGAAATAAAAGCAGTAGAGGTTAAAGAAAATCCTATTGATGAACACGACTTATACCAAGATAGGCAAGAGTATAGAGCGAGAATGAATGAGGATGGAGGATGATAGAGCAAGAAGTACTAGAGTTAGAAATATTACTGCGTAAATTACGAGGTAGATTAAACGCAGTTAATACAGCTTTAGTAAATACAAATAGAAAAAGTGATGTGAGTACTTTGATACACACTCAAGGAAAACTTCACTCCAATATAAAAGTAGCAGAATTAGAAATTGATATTGCTAAAAAACAAATGGAGATAGACAACATATTAAAACAATATGAAGTGGAAGGAAGTAATGGATAAAATAATTAAAGAAATAACAGAGATATTAAATAGAGTTAGCAAACTTTTACCAGCAAGTGAGGTAGATAAGTTAGAGGAAAAATTATTGGATGGTGCCTGGAAAAAAATGTTCAAAGATATTGAGTGTGATTTTATTGTACTCAAAGATAATGTAAAGAACCGAGCAGTAAATCCTTAATCAATACTTGTTTAATATTCAACAGGTGTTAGCATATTAGTATGAAATATATTGTGAAATGTATAAGCATAATTGATAGTAGCACTATGGAATTTGAGTATGATAACTTTGAAGATGCTAAACGACAAGTAAGACATCTCAAAGACCTAGGTGCAAACAGTCAAATCATACGCTTATACGAAACAGTACCAGTCTAAATAGAAAGAACGAGGTGGAGTATGCCGGAAGGCCTAGACTTTACAGACCCCAAATCAATACGAAAGTGGGGAATAAAACTAGCGAACAGTTGTGGTGGTGCAGAGGTAAGACCAGCCGGCCCATTAATGCACAAACCAAATCCATTATTAGCTAACGCTTTATTGGAACAGTTCGCACAAGCATACAACAAACAGTTAATAGAAGGAGAAGTAGATGCCGAAGAAGAAGAAGAGTAGAGTTCTAACGATAGAAGTTTTAATTGATGATGAAACTGCATATCAAAGAACAGCAGAGCATAGGGAAAACTTTTTTAAAGGATATATAAATAGTATGCCCGGATGCAAAGTATTAAATACAGAAATAGAAAATGCGGAGGTGATTAACATTGACAACAATGGAACAGATAACAGCGACAAATAATCTTCGTGGAGTTCAACACGAAATTAATAGATTAGAACAGCAAAAACTTTCTAAGCTAGAAGTTCGTAAGAATTATATTACTACTTGTTTAAACAATGGGATGACAGTCAAGCAAATAGCGGACATTCTGAACATTAGTCTAGCAAGGGTATATAAAATATTGGAAGAGGTAAAAGTAAATGCCTAATCCCATACAAAAGAACCCGGCCTTTAAAGTATTCGGTAAAGGATACGCTTGCCGGCACCATAGAAAACACACAACAAAATGTAAACCATATGACAAATGGGATACAAGCTATTGTGACTTTGAAACTTGGTGGAGATTTTGTATGCAAAGTAAAAACGCAAAGCAAAACTTCTTGCGATACCGCAAGGAGATAGGAATAAGGAGATAACAAATGGAAGATAAGACCTTAAAGGCACTTATTAAAAACTTCTCAAAAGAAGTTGTAAAGGATGCACCGAAAGGAAAGTTCGGCAAGTATGTACCACACCATATTGTGACACAAAGACTTGTTGATGTAATTCCTGGAGGATATGACTTCACATATGAAGAAGTTAGAGGCAAAGACAATGCTATAGTCGGGGCCAAATGCAGACTATATATTAAATCAACAGACCAAACCATAGAAGAGGTAGGAGATGTTGACAAGCACGCACTAGATAGAAACACTGAAAGCGAGATATTAAAACTTGCAGTTAGTGATGGTATCAAAAGATGCGCGATGAGAATAGGCCTGGGCCTAGAGCTATGGACCGGTGGTATAACTGAAGAAGAGTTTTATTCACAAGGTGAAACACCAACAGAGAAACCAAAGGCCCAACCTAAGCCAGCACCTAAGCCTAAGACTGAAGAGAAGTTCTTAGATGAGGACCCAGGAGATATGCTTAACAGACTACGCAGTGCCTTGGAGTTTCACGAGGAGAACCCAGCAGTAAGAAGTCTTGTAAAAGATATGGCCTGGAAAGACTGGAAGAAATCCGGAAACAAAACAGACATTGCTGAATGGAACGAGAAGGACTTTAATTTATTTATGGACCTATTCGTACAATACCAGGAAAGCAAATTCCAGGAAGAAGATGACACAGATATTGTAGGTGAAGTATTTGGAGATGTTAAAGAGGTTAAAGATAAACCTGTAATAAAAAATCCAGGTGATGCACCATCCGAAAAACAATTAAAAACATTTAATGGATGTTTAGCTAAGGCAACTGATGAGGGCAAAACAGAATTAGTTAAGAAGGCTAAGGATGCATTACACAATGGAGTAATTAACAAAGGTAATATCTTTGACTGGATAGATACCGATACTTGGTCACTTGTCGATGGCTCTTGAAAAAGCAGGAGGAGAAAAACTAGATAAACTTATCAAGAAGATTAAGGATAGATACCCTAATCATAATTTTGATATAACATCTATGCCCTCAACCCAATGTAAGTTCAAGCATCGTTGCAGTAAGGAACAACCAGTCTATTACGACACTGATGGAAATTATTTTTGTGCAGTAATGGATAAAGTTGTGACCAATACTGGTTCAATGAAAACTGAATTGCAAGGATGCAATGCTTACTTGGTAGAGTTAACACATAGGAAAGATGAGGAGAAGAGAAGGAATGCTAATACCCCTATTTTTTAAATTGGTATTACCTCTATGTATCTATCCAGTTGGAGAGATGCCTAGTGACATAAGCCTTTATTCTAATTGTTTAAACAATGTGGAGAAGATAGAGTATGTAATTAAGTGGGAACCTCTTGTAAGCGAACACTTCAAAGAAGAAGATGTAGCGGAGGTTCTCACAATTATATATTGTGAAAGTTCAGGCCGGCCTAATGCAGTCAATGACAACACGAATGGAACTAGAGATGTAGGTCTATTCCAGTTTAATGACAATACTTGGGCCTGGCTTACACCCAAACTAAAGATTACTAGCCCAAGAACTGACCCAGTTGTATCAACAAAGGTAGCATCTTGGTTGTGGTACAACGATGGTAAACACCATTGGTATAGTAGCGAACACTGTTGGAGGAACGATGCCTAAGAATAAAGACTACGACATAAACACACAAAAGTTTCACGATGACCTTGCAAAAGGTGAAGAGATGGAGGAACTATTTAAAGAGTTTATGTTAGGTAAAAACATAGAAGTAAAAAGCGAAAGGCACATATGGGAGAACACACGAAACCATTTCGTTGAGTATTCTTATAAGCCTATCGGTAAAGATGAGTGGGAACGCAGTGGTATAGCGGCTACGAAAGCTGAATACTGGTGTGTATTTCTTGTTGATGAGTTAGAAAATCCTGTCATTGCTTATATTGTTAGAGTTGCTGACCTTAAAAAAATAGTAAGTAAATATCTACAATCCAAAAGGGATGTGGTTGGTGGCGATGGTAATAGAAGCAAGGGAGTATTGGTACCCATTGATGAGATAGCAGGTCTAGCCTTTAAAGGCTAGGCCTAGCCTACTTGTTTAAACAATGACTGGAAAGCTAGGACCTCTATCGTTTATTAATAATGTAAGAACTCCTGGATGTGACCAAAGACCTGTTCGTTGTGTAAAGTCTATACTTTTATCTATAGATGGACATTGAAACCAGTGTCTATCACCCTGTGTTTTAGCACGAAAGTGATGGTAATGGCCTGTGACTAAGATTTTTGCATCACCCGATGGTAAGAACCCATACATCTGACCCTTCCACCAGTTCTCTATTTTATTTTCTGCATTCCCACTGCCCGAACTCATATGGCCGTGAGTAAAAGCACAAGGCACACCCTTTATATCTAAGTTTAAGTGATAACCCTCCGGAACTATTACCTCTACCTTCTTGTATCTCTCCGGATTAGCTTTAAATATCTCATCCATTATTTGTATATGCATAGTGTCACTGTTATCTAAACGATTAGACAACACTTGACCCTTAGAACTTCTTGTCATTTCTCCGTGATTACCAGGAACACCAGTAAGAACTATCTTATCTGCGTGTGGTAAGAAGTTTTCTACTGCCTTAAATATCATTGCCCTGGCTAATGCATATTGTTCTAAAAGATTTAAAGAAACATTGTGTGGTTGACTGTCGTAGAAGAATTTACTACACCCTTCTGTAAGGTCACCCATTCCTATTAGATAAATCTCATCTATCTTCATACCCATTTTTCGGTAGTTCTTTAATAGTTGCAACCCATCTTGTAAAGCAACATCAAATCTTTTGACTGTATTCTCTACACCATAGTCATCTTTACCCAACTGAAAGTCGGCAAGGAAAAAACAGAATGCAGTGTCACCCTTAAAGATATTATGCTTTGGTAGTGGTGGCTTCTTGACTGCCTGTTTAAACAACTCCTTGTAATACTTATCTCTTGATAAATTTTTTCTACGAATTGTACCTTTGAATGCATAAAATGTTTCAACCCTACCACCTTTAAGCTGTGCATTCCAGGAAGATACCTTTAAAATACCATCTATCTCATACTCTTTAGGATTAAATCCCCACTTCTTTAGTATGTTGTCGTAGTTATTGTGGTAGTTCTTATCAGTGGTGACCTCTGTTATTTCACCTCTGTTTGTTTCGTGGTTAAATTCTGCGTTAGGTTTCCATCCGGCTTTGTAGAAATTATTACTATTCTCTACCGGTATCCCCTTCTCTTGTTTCTTTTTAGGCAATGTCCACCTCCGTTTTTATTGCTTGTTTAAACAAGTATATAACAGATATTGAATTACCCCGGTATTTAACTTAGGTTATTTAGTGATTTGTTTTTTTGCGTATGTCTTAATGACTGCAAGTGCAGCACCACCACCAGCTAAAGCAGCTAGTTGTAATGTTTCAGCTTCTACACCTACTAAAGGTGCAACTGTTAACGCACCAATGAACGCTTCAATGAAGGTCCAAGCTGTACGCTCAATCATATCTTTAAGTTCTTCACTCATTTTATAACTCCAGGCTTCGTTCCAAGGGGTCCACGCCACATCCTTCTTGAATGTCCCATCAGAGTTTCTTTTTCTTTTAGATTTATCAAACATTATTTAATTATCCTACCTCTTAGCATAGCTTGATTTGTTATAACATTACCATTCACTTCAGAAATATCTTCCTGGAGTTCTTGCAATTTATCCATAACTGTTCTAGCTAGTACTACATCATCAGTAGAAGAATTAGATAAAGGCTTTTGTAATAATTTAGTTATTGTTGTGTATTCTATAGTTACTTCCCCACCAAGTAGTAGTTCTTTAGCCACCTTGTTATACATTTTTGAATACGCTTTGCCTGAATGTCCGATGAAACCATCCTCACTAAGGTCTAAATCTTGTTGAGTTTCTCCGACAATAAGACAACCCGAAGTATGTTCATCGGTGTTCCCAGCGTGTATAAGTATATAAGTAAAGTTAGGTACATCTTGTAAATGTAACATACCATAGTGTGCATTACCATATCTCTCTGCATACTTAGTATGAAAACCACCAACAGTTCTAAACTTTATGTCGTATGTACCTTCAGGTATGCAGGTTTCGTGCATTACTTTTACTGCTTGGTATTGGTCTTCTAATGTATATGCTTCAAATACATTATCAATTAATAAAATTCCATTGGTCGCATCAGTTCCCATTTGGGTTCTAACAACTGTGAGTTTCACCTATTCCTCCATTCTTACAATCACATATACTTATGTGTGTACCATTCTCATTAATAAATGTGTAGCAGTTATTTGCCGCCACAACATCCACCGCCACAACAGTCCATTACCTACTCGCTTTCGTTGATTTGTTTTTAGGCTTGTCACTTCTAAATCCAATGGTCAATAACCATACAGCTAATGTAATTACAGTAGCTAAACCTGTTACTTGCTGGGCACTCCCGGTCAAAGTGAGTGTTGCAATTATTAGCCCAACGAGGGTCCAACTAAGGTTTAATGTTTCCTTAATTATTGTTATAAACCAATTCCATATTTTTTTTATCATAAACTTTTCCTCATCACAAATGCTGCGATACTTACTATTCTAGTCAAAATTACAGGCACGACAACTTCTTGTGCTTTTTCTCTTTGGTCTTGTGTCATATCATTACCAATGGTTGATAGGTTTATATCTTGTATATCAACATCTACAAATACTTCTATTGGATTTTCAAGGAATGCCTCATAAGTTTTTTCTGTGACAACATCAGCAAGTGTATAGTCTTCTACATCTGCGTTCTCTACAGCTCTCTCTACATATTCTTCTACTGCTTCAGCTACGACTTCATCTGATTTAATTGCTTCTGCAACAATAGCAACATCCTCAGTTTCAACTTGTAATACTTCAGCAACAACCTCAACTTGTTCCTCTGTAAGTTCTTCAACATTATCAATAGCCTCTTCCACTACTGCTTGTACAACCTCTTGTACTTCCTCTGATACTTGTTCTAAGTTTTGTACACCAACATCTTGTACTTCTTCAAGTACTTCTACGACTTCTTCGTTGGTAAGCTCTTGTACAAACTCTTGTATAGCTTCTTTTTTTGCTTCTTCATACTCAACTAACTCCTCTTCTGTGAACTCTTCTAGTTCCTCTTCAGATACTTCTACTATCTCTACTGTTATAAGTTCTTCAATGACCTCTTCAACTTCAACAAGTTCTTCAATGACCTCTTCTTCAGAAAGTTCTTCTGCAAGTTTCTCCTCAACATCTTCCTGTATTGGCTCATCCAAAACTTCCTGGATAACTTCTTCATCTTCCACCACAACAACATCATCATCTTCTAAAACCTTTTCTTCTATAACAAGTATAATATCTTCGGGTATATCTAGTTCTATTATCTCTTCAACGATTTCAATAATTTCTATTGTATCTTCTATTTCCTGTATAACATCTACGAACTCTTGTATCTCTTCTTCAGATAAATCTTCAAGAATAATTACACTATCTTCTAGTTCTTCTAGTATAAGTAATTCTTCTTCAGCATCTATCTGTTCAGCAATTAAACGCTCTTCTTCAGCTTTAATTTCTGCTTCAATGATATCTATTTCTTCTTGTGTAAGTTCTTCCTCTTCAATAAAAATTTCTTCTTCTCCGAGGGTGTCATCTCCAAGTATCTCTTGGTCCAACTCATCTTCTATCTCCTCTTCTTCGATAATAATAGTAATGATATCAGGTACATCACTGCAATCACCATCTTGATAACCGAACCAAACTCCACTCTCTACTGCTTCCAGGTATTCTTTAAACGATAAAGGGTTGTTCGGATGTTCGCAACCATATTCATCCCACGCAAGATAGGTTGTGTTACCATCTTCAACCACATCTTCCGCCTTAGGTAGCGTTGTCGTTGTTGTGGTGGTAGAGCTTGTTGTCGAACTAGATGTCGTTGTATCAGGTACATAATCATAATCATATTCTACACTAACAACTGCTGTATAGTCACTAACTGTACTACCTGTATCGTTCCTTGCTTGTATCTTTGCATAAAATGTAAGCGTAGTTGTTTCAAACTTTTCGTATATATATTCAGGAGTAAAGTAATAAGTTCTCCAAGACAATGCTTCATTAAAACCAAAGCTAGTATCTATAGAGAAGTCTGCTGCTTGGTCATCATCACCAAAAAATAACCTATAGTATTCAGGTGGATTAACTTCTAACGCATCACTCTCTTGAAAGGTAAGTTCTATCTCTCCTGTTTCATTATCAACAGATATGTTTATACCATAAGGTGTTTGTGTTTCTGTGTGGTAAGCATAAGCAGGTGTAGTAACTAATAAGAAAGCTGCAAGTAAACTAAAAAACTTTTTCATATTTTACACGCATCCCCACAATCATCATCAAATTCTTTTGAAGTGTCTTCAAATACAGGGTTGTCTGTAAACATATTGTCCGGAAGTACGAAGTCATCTTCCATTACATTAAGTTATTTATTAATACCACCAATGCGGAAATAGCTACAAGCCATCCACTTAATTCTTGTCTTGAAATCTTTTGATTAACCTTTTCGTGTAACTCATCTATGCGTTTGTTTATATCTTGTTGCCCTTCCAATATTAGAGTAAGCATTTCTTTCTGTGTAAATCCATTGCCGTTATGGGAGGTCATCAGCAGACCATTCTTCAAATTCAGTATCCCAATCGTAGTGACTATCAGCTAATTTTTTAAGATACCTACTAAAATCTTTTAAAAAAAATCCAACAATAAAACCAATTACATAATCCATAAATAGGATTATATCATATGCCTACATATTTTTATATCTGTTCCAGTGATATACTTGATTTTTTTTAATTTCTAATACATTAAAATATTTAGGTATAGTATTTATTTTTTGTATCTTAGGTTTTAATTTAACTATTGTTAATTTTACTAAAGGTTCTCCTGTTTTAATAACTAATTTATTTCCTTCAAAACTAAATGGTAATGGAATTTTAAACCATTTATCTGTTGGCGATATTCCTTGTACAAATTTAGCAGTTGGATGTATTCCTTCTACCAATAATCCATACCCTTTAGGTGTTTTAAAATACATAGGCATAACAAGTTTAAGTATGCCTACACCAGGTATCTGTTTAATATCCATACCTTCTAATTGATTAGGGCTTTGATGTCTTATCCAATCTTCTATAGGTTCTTCCCACGCAAACCTAACTGGGCAATCCCAAGTGCTACTACCATCATCAAATATCTCTACATATACATCACTCCAAGCAGTCACATAATAACTGGAAGTAATATTATGTTGAAGAGCTGGGCAATTTTTCGCTGGTTTTTTATTTATAAATTTATTCCAAGTGTCTTTATCACTTGACATCTTTTGATTTTTATACCAATCGGGAATAATTGGTTTAGTTGATATATGTTCTAATAAAGGAATGTATTCTTTTTTCTTAGGATATACTTTAAGCATACCTTAACAATACTATGTTCTGTAGCTATCTCCTAAGTTCCAAGTATTATCTTCTTGGTTCCAGTAATACATTTTATTAGCAGCTATTTCTTCATCTGTTAATGTAGGTTTCTCTACTGGAGGCAACCATACATAATATTCTTCATTAAAAATCCAGTTATCGTAAGGTTTAGGAGGATAAAATTTATCATCTTCTTCACTGTAAACCCAGTCTATTCCTGCATAACCACCTCTAAAATTAGAATTAAAAGATGTTTGTTTAAACAACCCGACTTGTCCTAATTCATTTGTAATAAAATCAATGCCTTGTTGTTCGTTGTCTAATCCTGCTGTATTTTCCGGGTCCCCTATATCTTCGTTTGTTATAACCCATACATTTATTACAATATTGTTTTCATCTAATTGTGCAAAATGAGCCATTATGCTACCACCAAGTTAGAGCTACCTGTAAATCTATGAACTGTGTATGAACCTGAAGTTGAAGTAGAACCTCCTGTTATAGTGAATGAAGAATTATCAGCAGTTATGTATCTTACAACTACGACACCGGAAGAACCAGCACCACCGCCATATCCTTCATCTCCACCTCCACCACCACCGGAACCTCTGTTAGATATAGAAGCAGAACTTCCACTTGAAAAGTGACCTCCGCCACCACCGGCACCGGCACCACCACCGCTTCCGTAATCTTGATAGCCCCCGCCACCGCCACCACCTGCGTATGCAACTGATGAACCTGTTATAGAACTGTTAGATGAAGAACCACCATTGGAGTTTCCGTTGCTTCCACCGGCACTGCCTTTACCTCCACCGCCTCCACCTTCAAAAGAGCCACCTCCAGCTTCTCCACCATTATTACCCTGACCTGTTGTAGCTGAACCACCAGCAGAGTTAGACCAACCTCCACCACCACCGGAACCACCATTACCTCCGGGACCACCATTAGCCCTACCACCACGACCTCCACCTTTAACTGTAGTAGCTACTAATGTAGCAATAGAACTATCACCACCATAATTACCATACTGTTCATTACCACGACTACCACCTGTTCCCGAACCACCAGCACCTACTGTGACTGCGTAAGTTCCTGTTGCTTCAATAGTTGCTGTGCCTGTAATCATACCACCTGCACCTCCACCACCGCCACCACCTGTTCCTCCAGAACCTGCACTAGCACCTCCGCCAACAATTAAATATTCAATATCTAAACTTGGAGGTGTTCCTGGGAATGATGGTTTAAAGTTAGGTTGGTCAATATCTAATAATGTACCTTCTTTTAAATTAAGTAATATGCTCATAGTAATCCTAAATTATTCAACTCTATTATATCATTTTTACATACACCAGCTTCGCTAACTGTTTGATTAATAAATCTACTGCAATGTTCTAACTGGTTTTCAAATAATGTTTCCATATAACTATCTGATATATCACTGTGATGTGCGAGAAAATCTGCGTGGTGAATTGGCTGGTAATCTTCTATACCTTCAAATGCAGTTATTAATGTTTCAAACACCTATGACCAGTCCTTTATTGTTGGAGGCGGATTTTGTTGGTTTGCATCTGTCTGTTTAAACAACTCGTTATACCATTCATTATCATTGGCTGGTTTAGTAGTTGTGCTGTGACATACCGGCATTTGGTTTCTATCTATTGCAATAGAAAAACATCTTCTTACACCATCATCATCAATGACACATACAATTTCTATTTCTTCCATTAAACTCCAACACTTTCTACTTTTGTGACAGTTCCGTTATTACCACTGCTACCACTTAGTGATAAATACTTTGAACCCGTAGCACCACCACCACTACCACCATTAACATTACAAGTTATAGAGCCTGATATGCTACCACCAGCAATAAGAATAATTCTACCTCCACCTGCACCTCCACCACCATAAGCGTATAAAACTTCTGTAGATGTAAAGGCAGCGTATCCTCCATTACTACCACTACAATTTATTGTTCCGGAACCTAATATATCTCCGCTTGCACAAAGAACAAATAGACCACCGGAGTAATCTCCAGCTGCATTATTAGCACCACTACCTCCAGGGTTTCCTGCACCATTGCCCATTGCATAGGCACCACCTTGGCCATTACCACCTCTACCACCATATCTAACTTCTGTATCACTAGAAGTAATATCACCATTACCACCAGCACCACCTGCGAATGGAGAACCTTGGTTTTTGTTATCTTGACCATTGTTAGGTGCTGCACCACCATAACCTACACCACCTGTTGCATTACCTATACCATTTTGTCCAGTAAAAACTGTTAATGAATTACTAGAAGTTGTAGGCATCTTAGTCAATATTGTATCTAGCGTGCTTTGAACACCATTAGATGCACTTGAACCATTGCCCCATTCAGTAGATGAGTTAGTAAAAGTTCCTGTTTCACCGGATTTAATCCAGGCCATATTCCAAGATAAGTCTGCTGGAGTTCCTAAGTATGCACCTTTAACTTGTATAGTTCCATCTATAGTTGCATCACCATCTACAAATAACATAACTCCTTGTGCTCTTGCATCAGGTGTAAGCGTATCACCGGCACCTAGGTTAAAAGATGAATACTGTTTTACAACCATATCACCTTTATATGCACTTGCATTAGCTACTGACCAAGTGTAATTAGCCATTAATCATTACCTCCTGTATATGCACCATCGCTACTGTCACCGAAGTAGTTAGGTTGAATGACAATACTAAATGACCTTGGGTCACCATTGCCTTTGTCATCTTCTACTGTTATATCAAAGTTATATGTTGTACTACTGGTGACTTGTCCTGGTGTACCACTAATTGTAGCAGTTCCATTTCCATTATCTACCATTGATAGTCCTGTAGGTAGTGAACCGGAAGTTACTGTAAAGTTTTCTCCATTACCTTCTTCATCAGCTGCGGCAACTGTAATGTTTGCACTTTGAGAAACTATTGTTTTACCTGGCCTAAAGGTTCCTAATGCACCTGCTGCTGTTGTCCACACTGGAGGGTTAGTATCTCCGGCTGAATAGATAGCTAGTTTATACGCACCTAAAGGCATTACGCATTTCTACTGTCTTGGAATGCAGTGATATGAGGTGTGCCTGCATTAACAAAAGCAAAAGTTAATATATCAACTGTATCAGTAGAAGGGTTTGCAGTAATAGTTATTCCACCATTACCACTTGTATTACCTGTGACTGCACCCGCACCATTAATTGTTATTGCATCTAATGCAACTGTATAAGACTGTGAAGAAGGTTGTGTAAATAATATTTGTACTACACACATACCACTTGTTGGTAGGTTAAGAAAATCTATTCCTGTCACGCTTTCAGTTAAGGTGACTGTGTGTATGTTTCCGTTATCAACATCTATATCTAAGTTTCCTGCTACGCTAGCTGAACTACCATACACTGTTTCTGTAAAATCTTGTATTACTTTGTTCTTCATTGTAACTGCACCATCTGTTATTTGGTCGTGCATATCTTCAAACATTTCTCCAACAACAGCCATACGAACAACTGTATTTTGTGCGTGAACTGGGTCTGTTGAATGTCTAGTTTCTTTATCTCGTTCAACTGTAAGAGTAGTACCAGCAACATTAGTTACTAACATTACTTCTCTTTTAGATGCTGTATCCGGGTCAACTACTATGTAGTATGGTGCATTAATAGCATCAGTTCCATTAGAAGTAGCTACCGCAGTAATGTCAAAAGCTGTATCACTACTACCTATTTGAGTAGAGGCAACTGTACTTTCATAAAAGTTGCTGTAATTAATTTGTTGTGCGGTCATTTATCTCCTTGTTTAAACAATGATACCATAATATTCTAACCTCCGAAGATTGCTTTACCAAGCATTTGAATACCAAATACTTCTTCACTTGTAGGGTCTTGTGTCAATGGAACTCTAGTTCCTCGTACTGTAACTATAGCAAATAAAAAATCACTACCAATATTTTCATTATCAATAATTGGGTAACTTACTTGTTCTACTACACCTCTTATTGTTTCTTTTGGCGTGTATAACTCCAGTGTCACAGCATCACCCTCTTTTTGTTTTAGTGCCGTATATAAAACATCTCCAAGTCCTTTAACTCTAAGAGGTTTTCTATTAGGCCTTTCAACTCTATCGCTTAAATTAACTGGTATCTGTGCAACAACAAGTTCGGGCCTTGCTAATGCACGAAACTGCATAGATTTAACATAAGGTGTAGATACCTGGTCACTAGATTTAAGTATTACTTTACCAATAATGTACCTAGATACTTCTGCTATTTGTTTTTCTGTGTCACCAACACCTATAATTTGTGTTAATGCATTTACAAAACTACTGTGTGTTGGATTATCTAAGGCTTCAAACACTGTACTGTACTCTAACTCTACACTTGTGTTGTCTGCTAAAGACAATGTAGATATTTCTGCACCTACATATTGCTTATGTTCAGCTGTAAAAAAATCAGCAGCAGAAGTAATGAGATAACCTTCTTGTTTAAACAACGAGGTTTCCCTGTATAAATCTTGGCCTGCTACAACAATGCAGAATTTATCCCCTGCAATAGTTATACCAGTTATATGGCCTCCTGCACCTGCCTCTAAATCTCTAGCTAAACCAGCAGTTGGTAAATAATATCTCCATAAATAACTTTCATTAGTATCTTCTTGTATTCCTAAATAAACACTATCCCTTGATACAAACATATGTTTAGGTGTTGTATCTATACCAGTAATAACCCATTCTTTTATTAATTGCCTACCTGCTAACACATATAAATCATCTGCTACCGATAATTGTGCACGATAAAATCTTCCAACATCCCTGGTATATTCTTTTGTACCAAAAAATACCTGGCCTTCTGTTGCAGCTATTGAATGTACCTCTTCAAATGGTATAGTAGTTTGGCCTTTGAGTGTCATAGTACCTTCTACTTCTTTAATAGAATATATATTTCCATCTGTTGCGGCTACTAGAACTACTGCACCTGCATCAGCTACTTGTGATATGTGGTGTGTGTCTTCAAAAGAAACAATTTGTGCAGAAGTTTGTAAATCACTAGCACTCCAGGATTTTTCAAATGGTGATATTGCCCATAATCTCTCTACTGTTCCATCATCACCACTAATAAATAGCTGTCCTTTAGCAAACCATATACCATTTAGGCCACCAGCAGCAGCTTGTGCTGTAGTAAGAACCGACCAAGTGCTACCATCGTAGTTAATTAATTGCGAACCTGCGGTTCCATTAGCAGTTGTAGCATACAAAGTGTTTCCTACTGCGGCTAATCCTGTAAAGTTATGTGTTGCACCATTAGTTCCGGAAGCTATTGTACTCCAGGTCACACCATCATCAGTAGATAAATGTATATCTGTTCCATCTGTCACATACAAATAACCATTAGTTGTTTGAACAAGGTAGTTGTTTGTATTTGAAAAACTTATTCCTTCCGGTGCTGTTGTGTGTAGTAGATGAATGTTATAAGATGTTTCATCATCTCCGTGAAAGACATCTATACCTTTACTATCCCAAAATCTATTAGCATCATTAGCATTTGCATCTGCTCTATGTGCTGTATCTAAACCTTGACCAGCAGAAAAATTATTCCTAGAGTATATCCTTCCAACATTAGATGTAAAATCTTCGGGATTTCTTGCAACATTAATTTTATTGTCTTGAACATCACTGGATTGTATAGTTAATCTTCTATCTGAACCTGCTGCTGAACGCAACAACAACTCATCAATACGCACATCATATCCATATCTTTGAGGATTTGTAATGTTATTAGTAGTTGCAACCCTAGGCACTTGGATACACCACACTGTTAAGAGCGACTGGTTCCGGGAACCTTGCTCTTAAATCTTTTCTAGCTTGATTTATAAGAACTTGTTGATATTGCAACAAACTGTTTCTAATGCTAGTAGCTGAATTAACTGGGAATGTAGTTAGGGCCATACTCTCTGTTATATATTCAGCAGTAGCAGAAGGTATATCTCTACCTGCTAGTATCTGTGCGGCTACTCCGGCCATAATTATAGGTTCGTATTCTGTTTCTAAACCTACCGAAGATAATGTTGTATCTTCATTTGTTATCTCACCGAATTTTTTCTTGAATGTGCAATGAACATTTACACCATTATTTACACCGGAGAACTGTACTACTTTACCACTAGCTGTGACTGTTGTAGGTACATCAATTAGTTCTACTGCTACACCTCTAAACTGTACCGATGTTTCACTACCGGAAGATAGATTTGTGTACTGTGATACTGCTTTAAGTGGTGCAACAATTCTATTATCATCACCACCTGTAAGTGCTACATATCCTGTAGCAGCTGCTATTGTCTGCTCTTCTATTGCGTAGAGAGTAGGATAAAGATTTTCTATTTGGTCTTTAACTGCATTGAAAACATTAATTCTTGCAAATGCTGGTGATAATTTAATTAAATCGTTTGTGCTGTGAGATTGTGCAGTTGTTCCTCTAGCACCTCGTGATACTGTAAGAGTATTTCCAGCAGCATTAAGTCCTTTAGAATACATAAGTTCGGTACCAATTTCTATTATTGCACCAGCATCTATTGCATCTTCTTCTTCTATACTTAGTAAATTACCATCATAAGCAATAGTTGTTTCAGTTGTACCTACACCAGTAGTTAGATATGTATAGCTTTCTAAACTATCCATTGGTTCTAAGTACTCTCTAAAAGTCCTATCTACTAGGCCTCGTATATCACTACTCATTTTTTACCTTATGCTGAATGGAATACTAAATTAATAACTCTATCAGCTGCTTCTGTGGAACCGGATACAATTTTAATTGCACCTACTCCAGCCCATCCACTAGGGTCAACACGAACTTGTTTGTCTGCTGATACTGTATAAGACACATCTGTTCCATCAGTTTCAGTTAAGACTTTGAATGTTCCGTTTGTATTAGTAGATGCTACTTGAAATGTAATAGCTGTTCCTGTCATTGCTGCTGGAAAAATAATTCCTGCTAACAATAAACCACCAGTATCTACTGCTGTAGATACAGTTGCGCTTTCGCTTATGTCTATTGTCACTGCTTTTGTTTTGTATAAACTTTTACCTGCTACCGGCATTTATCTTCTCCTAAATCCTATGTAATATTTTAACACAAGAAAAGGGTGGAGGTGGAGTTCCACCCAAATCTTGTAAATTTTTATCTTTAGCTTACGCCATTGATAACTGCGTGGTATTCGGCAGGTCCTTTTTCAAGACCAATTTCCATATAAACACGCTTTGATATTGCTGCTGCATCATCATTGTCTGTATCTTCTACGAATACACCACCTTTACCAGGGATGTTTAAGAAGCATACATCAAGATATGCAAGGTCCAATACGAATGCTTGGTCAGCTGGAACGAACTCGTTCACTGCTAATCCAATATTTCCGAATGGTGTAACGATAGTATCAATGTTGATACCAGCTACATTTCTATCTCTTGGTAAGATAGCCATTTGATTAGAACCACTTTTAACAAGGTTTTGGTTTAAGTCTAAGACTGAACCTGGTCTTGCAAAAAGCACAACATTTTGTAATGGTGCACCGGCATCATACATTAATTTTAATGTTTCAGCCATTGCATCAAAGTCAAGCCCTTGGGCTGTACCTGTTCCATCGTTGTTTGTATCGTGTGCGAATGCTGATGAACCATTTCCGGAAGCTACCCATTCAGCGATGCCTCGCATCTCTCTTGGGTTTCCATCTGTTCCATCATTGAAGGTAGCATTGAAAAATTCATATTCAACTTCTCTTGCTATCTTGGAGAGTAACTCTTCTAATTGAAAAGCCATCTCATCGTTAATTGGGTTTGAACCTTCAAATGCGGCAGTCCCGCTTTCCATAGCTTGTGAGTTCAAATATCCTGTAGATGCTAATGCGGAATAGGTAAGTTTAATACCTTGGTTCCATATTTGCACACAGTCAATAGATGAACTTCTGCTTCTACCAAAATAAGCAGGTGTTCCACCTTCAGCAACAGCTGTGTAGCTGGATACTGCTGGTGTATCTACTTTTTGGGTTTGGAAAACAGGAGAGTTAAGAAGTTTACCACCATTTAAACCACCAACCATTGATAGTAAAGGTGTTCTTCTTGCACCAACTTTGAATAATTCACCCGTAAAGTTGTTGATTTCGCTTACTGAAATCGGGTCGGGTGAGCCTATTGCGGCCATTTTAATCTCCTAAATTTCTTGCTTAGGAGGCTTATTCTCCTAAACTATTTTTTATCCAGCTCGTTAAGAGCTTTCATTTTAGAAGCAATACTATCTCGCACCCTACCAGTTTCTTGTGCTGCGGCTATTTGGTCCCGTATTCCTGGGGAACCCGACACTGCTTGTGCTTGTGCTGCAAGGCTGTCTAATCTTTCCTGCCCTGCGTTGACTGTTTCACGAAAACTGTCTTGTTGCCCAAATACTTCTTCGCCAAATTCTTCAGCTATAAATGCTTTTAATGCATCTGCTGTAGTATCGCCTTCGTACATTTGGTCGGCTGCTTTACCAATTCCTTTTGACCTATCTAAACCTACTTGTTTAAACAACTCATCTCGTTCCTGGCCTTGATACTTTATCAGTTCTTCTTTAAGGGTTTTATTTTCCTCACGAATTGCCTTCCAGTTTTTATCTTCACCAGTATTGGTTTCTACGCTTGCTTCTTCGTTTTGTGACATTGCTGTCCTCTCCTATAAATAATATTTTTACGAGCCGCATTTATGTCATCGGCTGAACTACTACATATTATTTTTTTATCGTGTCTTGTATGTAGGCATCAAGACAGTTTTCGTTCTAGGTCTATTTTAACCACCCGACCTTAGTAGGGTGTCGTATTAATTATAACACAAGTTGTTTAAACAGGTAGTTATTCAGCAACTAATCCAACAACTTTCCCATCTTGGGTTGTTGATGCACCTGTCTGTATAGCACTTTCGCTTGCTTCTTGTGCTGCTACTCGTTTAACTAATCCTAATTCTTGTGGTGATAATCCAGCTACTCCTAGTGCAATTTGTTCTTCAGTAATGGTAGTACCTCTACCTGCGGCTGCACCTGTAAGGCCCGACAACTCATCTGTTCTAGCAAATACTTTAGCTGCATCTCTCTGTGATACATCAGCTTCTACAAATTTTTCTGCTGTTGTAAGTCCTACTGATACTGTAGCTATTTCTGCTTCTGCAAGTATTTGAGATGTAAGTATTTGATTTTCTAAAACTGCTGTAGATATTGTTGGGCTAATAAACATAGCAAATAAAGAAGTTTCATCTATTGCATAACCATATTGTTCGTTAAATATTTCTAGTACTTGTTCTTTGTTGTTTACTAACTGTTCATAACCAAACTCTAGTCTTGCTTTAAATTCTTGTATATCCACATCACCGCTTATTGCTGATGTTATTTCATCTGCAAATATATCGGGATTTAAGTTGTATGTTCTTAATGCATCTTTCATACCATCTTTTAATTCTAGGTATTGTATCTCTGTCATACGAAGAGTTCCATCTTCTCTTCTTATACCAGGGAATGCTTTAGCATACTCATCACTACCTCTTACTGTTGCAAGTGCAATATCAATACTTCCTGTTTCTGTCCACTTAGCTATTAATCCATCAAGAATATTAGAAGGGAAGTATGGATATAATGCAGCTGCATCATCTTTTGTAGGTGTGTATGTTTCTGTTTCTTCTTCAAACTCCGGTGTAGTATCACTACCAGTGTAAATATTTGAACCTTCCCACGCACTTAAAAATGAGTTTATTATTTCTAATGCTTTTTCTTCAGCATTTGCTAACTCTTCTTCTGCTTGTGATGGTCCAGGATTAATAATTATTTCTTCACCATCTTCTAATCCAGGAACACCAGCATTGTTAACTGCATCAATAACAGCCGGGTCAACTTGGTCCTCTAATTTTACTTCCTCAAAATATCCTTCACCAGCAGCTTCAGAGGCAGTATCAAATTCTTTTGTTTTTCCTGTTCTTGGGTCTTTATATAAAGGCATTAAAATACTCCACTAAATGCTTGAGGTACTCTTGATGCTAAATCATCTAAGAATTTATTTTTAACTCCTGGGCTGTCAATAAAACTTGTTCTTACTTCTTCATCAAACTTCATATAATCTCCATTAGCTTTAACAATTAAATCATCTATAGTGTCTTGTTGACTTTGTGTTAACTTAACTAGCTGTCCACCCGTAGTTCCATTGATAAGTTTAGATGCTCTATTTGAGTAGTATCCATTCCAAGTAGCGTAGTTAGAACCTTTAAACATTGGATAAAGTACATCGTGTTGCATTTGTAGTTCATTCTTTACACCTTCTATATCTCCCGCTCTAACTCTTGCGGCTATCTTATAAAATGAATTGTTACTAACCATAGCTTCGTATGCACCCATACCCAATGTATCTACAATGAAACCTTTAGCAGTTGATTGTCCTGTATTGACACCAGTAAACTTCCCTACAAAATCTTGTAAGCCTTCGGGTAGTAGTTCTTTACCACCTAGTAAATCTAAATATGCACTGTCATCAATGTAATCTAAATATGTATCTACTTCATCCGGTAGTATTTGGCCTGTTGTCACCATCATAGCTATTGTTTTTGCTAGTTCATTTACTGGTCCAGTCATATTTCTAGCTACAATTCCTTCTTTAATGTTGGCCATATTAGTTCCTATGTCTTTAGCAACCTTGTCCGGGTCTGAATAATACTGCAACATAAAGTTTCTTTCACCTTCTGTAGAGTTTTCATACCATTGTGTACCTTCTAAATCATCAGTAGATATTGGTGTACCAGTTAGAGAAGCAGCTAAAAATGCAGCTTGAACATCTGTATCTAACAACCAACTCATTCCTTCATCCTTGGCTTTAGCTTCAAACTGTGCCTCTACTACATCAAATACACCTTTGTAGTCCTTTTCATCTTCACCTGTTAGTATTTCACTAACTAATAAATCTTCGTGTCCTCTAAATACATAACCATATCGCAGTGCAAAACTTTCCATATCTAGTGATATTGGCTCTACACCTACTGTCACAAAATTAGCATTGTCAACTTTAGCTAGGATAGGGAAGTCACCTAGTTCTTCACCTGTATCAAAATAAACTGCATACACTACACCATCTATTTCTATAATTTCTTCCGGTTGGAATACAAACTGGTTAGTTAATAATCCTTGCTTTTCTTCTTCTTCAACTGTCATAGATGTATTGTGGAATAAATTCCTCATCCTCCTGTTCTAATACTGTAGATAGGTTTCCTAGTATTATATCATACACTGGTTTGCTTATTTTGTATGCAATAGAATACTTATCACTTACTTCACCAAAGTTATCCCAAAAACCTTCATCAGTTGTTTGTGCTTGATAAATAGAATTTGCTATATCTCCTAGTAGTAATGCGGTTTCATATCCTGCATAAGCTAAAGCAAGTGGTCCAGTTGCACCAGCTACACCTATTCTTCCTAATGCAGGTAGCACTGCTTTAGTAATTACTTGGTCCCCGATGTCTAGTTTTTCTAACACACTAAATACTTTTTTAAATACACCAGGGTTTTTATCCATAATCTTTTTAGCTTTGTTTAGATTTTCTACACCATCTGAATTAGATATGGCTTTATCTACATCTTGTACTAATTGTTCGGGAGTTATATATCGTGGGTCGTATGGTACATCTGCGTTTGCATCATTAATACTTATACGACTTAATTTTTCTCGCATATCATCATCAATACGATTTCCGTATATATTCATACTTACATAATCAGCTAAAAATTCACCAGCAGTTAAGTTTTTAGATACACTGAAATCTTTAGCATAGTTTGGGTCAGTAGTTATATCGTATGCTTTTTTACCTGCTATTTCCTGGAACCTATTCATATATGTTTTACCAATTTGATATGGTAATTCTGCATCTGTCCCCTGAAAAACTGAAAAGCTGCTAGTAAACTGTGCGGGTTCTTTAGTGCTAAATAGCATATCACCAAATGCATCTCTCATTGGGTCCACTATTTGTCCCATATTATAAAACATTCTTTCAACATTTTCATCGTGTACTGATTGAAAAACTGTTGATGGTGTGTTCTTAAATTTTATATATCTTTCTTGTAAATCTGTCATCTCTTGAAAATAATGTTGTATTTGATTTTTTACTATTTGTTGAATAGATGGTCTGCCTTTACCACCTGGATTAATTTCTTTTAAAGTAAATCCTGGGTCATTTTCAATATATAAATTTTCTAACGCATCTATAATTTCTAAAATACCATCATCATCTAAATTATCTACTTGGTCATACAACTCCGTAAGCTGTACTATAAATGGTCTTACACCTTCAGTAGATGGGAATGTACCATACATTTGGTATAACTCGTTAATTCGTATGTCATCTAAAACTCTTATTCGTAATTCAAGACTGCTTGTTAAATCCCCTTCTTTTATGTCGCTATCCAAAAGTGCTTCACTTGTTTCTATTAATAATGTTTTTATATCCCAGTTATCAGCACTAACTGAAGGTATCTCTAAATCAAAATCATTAGTCAACTCCATTGCAATATCGTAAATAGCCTCACTCGTTTCCTGAAATCCAGTCCACAAAAAATCCGGTGATGCTAATTTATCTAACATTTCTGTTTCTTCAAATGCTAAAAAGGTATCAAATGCGTAATTAATAAGAGTTTCAAGTCTTACATTTTTTATATTGCTATCTATTTTGTTAGTGTAATTATACAATACTCCTGTATGTGATGCGTAAGTATCTCCTGGAGTTCCTTGTATAAGACTAGAAATAATACCTGTACGCCAGTCCTCTGCGTTTTTCATATAAGAGCCATCAGGCATTTTAAAATTTTCGGGATTACCAAATTTTATAGCATCATTAACAACTGATTTTATAGCATCAGTTATCATTTGAACTTCTCTATTACCTAATTCAACTGACATTATTTCTCTTTAGTTTTTTTAAATTGTTCCTTGGCTTGTTTAAGTTCTTCAGCTATTTCTTCAACAGTTTTCTTTTTAATCTGCAATTTGGTTACCACCTTGTATCTCTTTAACCATCTCTAGTAAAGACTTAGCTTCTTCGTTTTGTGGAAATACAGTATTAGGTGGTTCACTTTCTAGCCTACCTGCTCTAGCTAATGCTTCTTTTGTAGGTCCCATACCTTCAAATGCACCTGCTTTAAGTCTATCTTTATATTTTACAAAATCTTCAGCACCCTCTTGTATGTTGGTAATCAATTTAAGCAGTCCATAGTAGTTCTTAGCTGGCTGTTTAAACAAAGAGTTATCAGTTTGTGTTGCCGGGCTTCTAACAAATCTAGTGTTTGGAGTGGTCATTGGGTCCACAAATGGTTCAGACATTGGAAATTCATCAGTTAAATTTTTCTTCTCATCATAAAAACCTTCATCAACAATACTAAAGTCTTCTGCTTGTGTTTGTCCTGGTTGTAATACTGCTTGATGAGGTGCAACATCACTTAGATACCAGTCATAAAACTCTTGAATACTTTCAAATCCTGTAGCAATATAATCTGTTATTGCACCTGTCTGTATTTCTGAAGCCATTGTCATACCATCTCCATACTGAACATCATTACCAAATACACTTGCAACATTATTCATATTCTCTAATGCAGGTAAGTACGCTTCAGCAAAACCTTCTTGGTCTTCTATTGACACTAATGGTGGATACATTTTAATTCTTGATACATATTGTTGAACTATTTGTTCATTGTTCATTTGTTGATATTCTTCCGGTCCTGGTCCTTCCGGTGCTTGGTCATTAAGTTCTTCACCAGTTCTAATAACAATGTCACCACTTGCTTTAAACACATATTCTGTTTCATTATCAAAGTAATTACCTTGGGCCATACTTACTAAATCTGCACGCATCTCTTCAACAGTCTTAGCTTTATACCAGTCCAGTCCACCAAATGGTGTTGTATTATTTTCTTCCATTATGTATCATCTCCCATTCCAATTTGGCCCATTGATGCTTCAAAAAAGTTAGTACCATATTGTATTTGTTGTAAATTCTCTACCGATGCTATCTCTCCTTGTATCTCCGGTCTTGCTAATAAATTTTCTTGTATGGTATCTATAGCACTTTTAGGTTGTGGTATCTCACCTTTGCCTTGCATTAAGACTTCGTATCCAGGAACAATTAAAGGTAGCCGGCTATTAGGTAATGCTAGTTTGACATAACCTTCACCTGGTTCTGCTCTATAACTATCTCCCAATGTAGTCCCTAAGATAATATCTCTATCTGTTATTAAGCTATCTTCGTATGCCTTTTGAGATGCAGATGCTTCGGCTAAACTTTTATTTATATCTTCTGCGAAATCTACATAATCTGCATCAGTAAAATTAATACCCATTAACGCACCTACTTGGTCCATAAGTTCTTTAATTTGTGTTGGATTTGCTTTAACTTGTTGTTCAAGGTTTATGAAATCCTGATACATTTCACTAAAGTTTTTTGTTTCGTTATATACTGCTTCTTGTTCTGTAAGAGTAGTTTCATACATAGCAATACCAGCAGCCATATCTTTTTCCCAGTTACCAGTATCAGTTGCTTTGATAAATATTTGGGCCATAAAAGCAGCATCTTTATCTGTCCACTGGCCAAATTCTGCTGGTGGTCCTGCATCGTGTCCTGCTCTAACCATTCGTTGTTTTAATATAAATATTTCACTTGGGTCCATATCAATAAAGTTTCTATACTCTGCACCTTTTGGGAATGGTGCATCATACTCTGTAGGCTCTCCAGTAGTAGGGTCAGTTTCAGTTTTAGACTGAACCATTCCATCTTTATCGGTTGTATATCCCCACGCTGGATGAGTTGACCTATAAGTACCTGCTGGGTCCGGTATATATTCTCCAGCATCAGATTGTTTTTGTAATCTCTCTTCTGTTTCTCTAGCACTTGTGTAATCAACACTGTTAAGAGTTTTGTTTATTTCATCTATTATGTCTTGTGTATTTGTTTGTGTACCCTGTCCAAAAAATCCTGGTTTTTGAAATACATATGATGTTGCACCTTTAACAGAACCTTCAGTCGGTCTATCAATTACCGGTTCAGCACTTCTAATTTCTGCATCAGCTTTTATTACTAACTCTGTTAATTTATCTATGTTTAGATTTGTTGTGACATCATTGTATAAAGCTATTGTTTCATCACTAAATATGCCTCGTAAATCAGCGTTTTGAAATATTTGGTTTAAATTAAAAGTTTGAGTATTAGCATCAACTGATGTGCCTTTTTCATTTATTTTTGCGATATCATATTCATATGCAGCTTGTTGAAGATAATAAGCTATTATACTTCCTATAGATTGTGAACCTATCCCACCTTCACTAAAATCAGCAACATCTATACCAGTGTCATCACTGCTGCCTTCTTCAAGGTCTAATATATTATTTTCTTCGTTATCCGGGTCCATTATCTATCCTTTATATTTGTTGGGTTGACTGGGCTTATTTCGTAAAACAATACTTCATTAGCTAATTGTCTAAAGTTTGTACCTTCACTCTTAGCCACGATGTCCTCCCATATAAATCTCATTACTTCCTGTGCTTCTAAGTAGTCATCGCTACTACCACTTAACACTGGATTACTTCTTGAAGAACCTCTAATTCTTAATGTTTCACTTTGCCCATACCTGTTAGTGTATGTGTAATTTCCATTATTAAGAAATACATCAAGAACTTCGTTTCTTCTTTGTACATATTCTACTACAAATGCATACTCCGGTGAATTTTTAGTAAGTTCATAATCTCCCCAATTTGAAAGTTCAGACATAATAGTTTCTATCTTTGCTCTTTGTTGCTTTCCTACAAAATTGTAAATGTTAGCAATACCATACTCATCTTGTATTTCTCTTTTAGCATCTGCATATGCATCTTCCCAGTTTCGTTCCGGTTCATTATTTCTTATATCTACTTTCTTTTTTTCTAATTCAAAGATAGCTTGTGACTGTTGCATAAACTCTGCATATTGTCTTGGATTTAAGTTTTGACTTTCTATCTCATAAAATGCTGGATAATATAATTCATCTTCTATTTTGTCCGGTTGTATATACACACCAGTGTTGGGTAATGCACCTGGTTCAAGTATGTCTTTTCTATTATCTTGGTTCCACCAAAAGTATGAATGTTCCTTTACTGGTTTTTTACCCATACTTTGGTTCTTAGATTGTGTTAATGGAATAGGATTTATACCAAACTTCTTTTCAAAATCCATATCTGTTTGTATGTAATCATACCCATTCTTAATTAACAACTCATCGTATTTAGATTTTAAGGCCTGTGTTGTCCACCAAGTTCCATCTTTATCTTCTACTTCTATCCTTGGTTGTATTCCAGTAGGTAATGTAAATTGTGTAGTTCCTCTAAAAATAAATAATTTACCTGCTTGGTCAAATGCTTTATTCATATATTTATCAATACTGTTTTGGTCTGTTTGGTCAACTAAACCTGCTAATACAAATCCTGTATAAGTATCCATAACTGCTGTACCAAATTGTGCTTGTCGTTCTACACTGTAAGTATTTTCGTTTGTAAATAATTTTTGTAGCCAGGCTGGTAGCTGGTCAAGAGGATTACCTCTACCGAAAGAACCTAAAAAGAAATCTTGTATTCCTTTAGGAACCGGCATTCTTTGTGCAATTATATTTGCTGGTATTGTAACTAATGGTCCAAAACCTGGTGCGAAACCATTCTGTGCTATTAAGTTAAGACCGCTAGCATATCCTGGTAAAGACATTCTTACACCTTCATCTTCTAAGTTTTCACCAAAAGCTGTCTGTTGTGCTACTGCTTTCAATGCCCTACCGGCAACACCAAATGATAATAAGTTCAATGCATCTACATAGTTAAACATCATCTTGCCTGTTCTTGGGTCCTCTTCTAAGAAACCATTTTCACTATCCCAAGGTTTTGCTTCTTCACCATTGTCTATTGCAATTCTTGTTTTATTAAACTTCTGTGGATTTTCTTGTATTAATTTACCCCAAGATTGGAATACCTCTGCCCATATTTCCGGGAATGGTATGTACTTGTTAAACAAATCGCTGGCCATATGTCTTTGATTTGTAGAATACAATATTGTTTTTACTTCTTCCATTGCTTTAGCTTTTAATATATCTTCTGCTTGTTTAAGAGAAGTAATTGTATTTTCAACTGCCGGTTGTTTAGCAGCTTCTATTAGCTGGTCCCATAGTTTATTACCATCTACCCAGGCTTCTGCACCTTTTAAAAACTCTGCTTTAGTTGCATCATCCATATAGGCCATAGCCTCTATTGCATTTTCATAGAATGCATACCTAAACAATGGGTCCCTGTTTAAACGACTAGATGGGCTTGCAAGTAAACTATCATAAGCAGTATCTATTATTTTTTTGTAACCACCCATAGCACCAGGATTATAATTAGCATCATCAAAATATCCAGCTGCTACTATCTTATCTCCAACTACCATTGTTCCGCTTTCACTTATTCTTTGTGAACCATCAAACTTAGCTGGTAATGACATAGGGCCTAATCCTGCTTTATCAACTTCCGATGATAATTCTTCAATTAATTCTTTATAGAATGCCTGGTTAGCTTGTCCTTTAATACTTTTACCACCTGTTCTAACTGAATTACCTTTAAGCAACTGGTTATGTTGTTTCCATTTAACCCAGTCTTTCCTATTAAGAACACCACCAGTTCTAATCATTTCTAATATTTGTGAACTCTTAACTGAATTTAAGTCGCTTGTAAATTTAGGATATATTTTATATCCATCTTTAAATCCTACTTGTCTTGCAGCTTCCGCAGATATTGGTATGTTTGTTACTGGGTCTAGTATTTGATGGTCTGCACCTATAAGCCTTGCTATTCTATATTGAACACTCTCTAAATATTCTTTGAATGCTTTATCACCAGCAGCATTTTTTAATCCATATATTTTATCTTCTTCGTTAAAACTTCTTCTAACTAAGTCATCTATAATTTCACTACCTTCATTTCTAAAATATTTGAATGCTTCATCTATTCCCATATTCGCTACTCTTACTGCAATAGGGTCAGTAGCTAGTAGTTCTATTTCACTCCATAATGCTTCCCAGTATCTAGGATTAATACTTCCATCACCTAAATACTTATCAACTTGTATAAACATATTTTCAATTAAATCTTTACGACCTGTTTTAAATGCAGCTGTTAATGCTTGGTCACCCATAGATGACATATACTCCGGTGTGTTATTCATTAAACTACCACCTGGTAATCCTTGTGCGGCACCCTTAACTTCATCTACTGATATTTTTAATGCATCAAAGTTAGATTTAAACAATGCCTCTAGTGCTGGTTTATTAATAACACTATCAATGTTAATTGATTTAGCACCTTTACCTTCTTCTACTAAATGTAAAAATATTAAATTACTATTATCTAAGTTTCCTAATGCTTTACCAAATCCTGCATCTATTGCTGTTTGTCTATTAACTACATAAACACTTTCCTGGAATGCATTCATACCTATCATTGCAGCATTAGTTATAGCATTATCACCACTAAGTCCTACCGCTACATCTAACATAATATTTCCATCTTTGTCTGTATAAACACCCATTGCGTGTTTGTCTTTAGCCAACAATGCAACTGTGTCATCATCAAAAAATAAATTATCTATTTGTGTATCTAAATATTCTGCTGGTGTTATACCATACTTAGCTGCTTCTTTTTCTATTTCGCCAACATTACCTATTTGCATTTCTTTATTTTTATAAGCAGATACGAATACATCACCTTCTGCTGGTCCTCTGTATCCTAAGTCTATAAATCCTTGTTTAGATAAATCTACTGAAAAACCACCAGTTGCAAGTATTGCTTCACCCATAGAGTTATAGGTATTTCCATCGTATCCTTGTATTGCACCTTTAGCTTCGGCCTTAATAGTTTTCTTTTTAGCATTAAATGTTTTTTCTGTAAGTTCTGCAAACTTTACATTTCTTACATCAAATCCATTGACTGCTGCATCAACCATATACTCACTAACTTCACCACTGTAATTAGTTTCTAGCAAGTATCGTTTAATTAGTTTTTCTGCTTGTCCGTAATCCATTGCATTTAAAGCTGCAACATCACTTTCATCTAGCATCTTTAACATAAACTGTATATCTTCCGGTTTCATTTGTGTTGACATTACTAACTCACCGGTATTGTTCCATATTCTTGCTACTGCTTCTGCTCTACTTCCTTCAAAAAAGTCATAGTATTTATTAGAAGTAAGAGATAATCTAGTTAAGAATTTTGTAAATGGATTAACATTTCCTGCATATGCGTTTCTCAAACCTTCTTCCGGAACTACACGAAGCAACAAAGCTAACCTAATCATCCATAAAGGTTTCAGGAAATCATTTTGAAATGTATTAAACATATAGTCTATGCTTCCTTGTGGTTTTAATTTACCTTGTCCTTCATATGCTCTTCTAGGAATTTTAAATTCTTTTACCCAGTCTTTGTCCTGTATAACTCCTATGTTTTTACCCCAGGCTTTTAATAAACTTTCCTCCGGTCCTATTAATTGCTGATGTGCTTTTGATGCACGAAGTATATCTTGTGGGTCCATAAGTAAAGAGAATGAACCGCTTGCTTGTGATAATAAATGCATAGTAGGTACTGCTTCATACACATATCTTTCCAAATCTGTTGGGTCAAAGTCTTTAATACCAGCTCTTTTGTAATACTCTTCTAAATCTTTTATTAATGTCTTATATCGTTTTTTAATTTTAGTTCCGTTAAATGCAAGAGAACCAGCTGTACCACTAAAGAAACTTCTTAACTCTTCCATTTGTGCAGAAAAGTTTTCTTGTTGTTTTACAATATCTTCTACATCAAATTTTAAGTTAGGGTTTTTATCTATAATACTTCCAGCAATATCCATATTGGCTCTATTAACTAAGTCATCTAATTGTGTTTGACTTGTTGCTTGTAGTCCTTCACGAATATATGCACCTCTTGTCTTTGGGTCAACAAATGCAGCTTTAAGCATATTGTCTATATTCTTAACGCTGTTGTCTAGTTCTGTAACCATTACTACTGTTTCCGGTCTAAGTGCTAAAGCTCTCTGCATATGTTTTGGTAACATTAATTTAAGTTGTTGTGATGCACCTAGTATTCCTTTTACTGGATTATCTGTTCCTAGTGCAAGTAATTTTCTAAATGGTGCTACTTCTGTAGTTTTACCTAGAATTACTTTGTTCATATAATTAAAAAACTCACCATAAGCAGTAGGTTTATAAGGCAATACTTTTAGCCCTAAGTTTTTATTGCTTTTGGTCAGTTGTCTAACATTGTCTAGTTCTATTTTTTTATTAGCTGGTAAATATTCTTTTATGATATTAAACATATCATCGTAGTTTTGGTCTGTTAATCTTCCTGCTTTAGCTACAGTTTCTAGTATTTGTTTAATATGCAATGGGTCATCTACTACATTAAGAACTTGCAATACTGATACTGGTAATCTATCAAACTCTTTTATATCTCGTAAAAATGCTAATCCTTCATCTCCATCTAAATCTGCTAAAGCTCTTGTAAACTTTATACCCCACTCTTCTGTTAATACTTCATCTGCTGTTTTACCATAAAACAATGCTCTGTTTTCTTTACCTGTTTTACCTGGTAAAAAACCTTTCCAAAACTGTGCATTCTTATAAGCAGGAGTTCCAATTCTTGTTGCAGCTTTATTAGCATTTAACATTGTTCTCATTGCAGTTTTAGTTCCAGCACCATACATAAGTGCTAAGTTCATAGGGTCAGCAGCTACTCTAAAAACACCATCAATAAGTCCGGATATAACACTGTATCCTGTGCTTCCAGGGTTAGTCATTGTAGATGCAATAACTCTTCCTGGAGATATATTTATTTTTTCTCCACGCTTAGTTGTATATTTAAACCTATCTTCTGCTTGGTCAAAAGCATTTGTAATATCTCTACCATAAATAGCTTTAGCTTTGTTATAAGCTACTTGTGTACTTTCACCAGCACGAATAGCATTTAAGTATTCTTGTGTTTTAGTTAAATCTACAGAGTTAGGCATTAATCCATCTCCTAGGTTTATAGGATTACCTTTTCTTTTTTCTTGTACATATCTAGTTAACTCTGATGGTCCATACGCATCTCTAGCTTCTCTGTATTTATCACCAACACCATCACCAAGTAATGCATTTAAAACACCTTGTGTGAACGCACCTCCACCTTCACCTTTATCACCAACAAGTATTTCCGGTATTCCAGCTAATGTTGCTAGTGCAACTGTGCCTGGAACTGATTTACCTTCTGCTTGTGCAGCGACTACTGCTGATTTAAAACCTCTTGATACTGGTTGAAACATACTGTCAAGACCTAAGATACCTACTTGGAATGCTCGTTTTAATCCACCTACTTCTGTCACTGGTTCTACCTGGTATTGCTCTGCTAATATTTCTGCTGTTTTCATAGCAGTTGCAAAAGCTACAGTATCATCTTCTTGCGTACCAGCCATTGCTTGATAGGCATTCATTTTAAATGGTACATTAGGATATGTTCTACCTAGTCCTACAAAGTTGTTAACTAACTCTTGGCCTTGAGGTGTCTTAGACATTTTTTGGCCTTGCTTGTAAGAGTTAACTCTGTTTAAAGTTTCTCTAGCTATTGCCTCGCTTATATGTGAAGCAGAAAAAAACGATGAACCACGCATTAGAAAGTTTCTGTATCTGCGTTTTGTGGTCCAACTTTTTCTACTCTTGGTGCTACAAAAGTATCGTTAGTTAAATATTCAGCTATCATTGGGTCACGAAATTCATCAAACAAACCCATCCAATAAGCCTCTACATCCATTTGTGGTTTACCTGGAATGTTTGCACCCGCTGTTCTTAAACCATTAGTTATAGGAGTACTTCCAAATTTAGTAGGTGCACCTAATGCTATAGGTGAAGCTGGTTGATTTATTTTTGCATTTACTGCTTCTCCTTCCGGTCCAGTAGTTTCTGCACTAAGTCCCGGTGCTAATGTGTCGTTAATAACTTTACTTTGTCCTGTTGGGTCGCCACTCTTCCTTGGTACATACAAGTCTTGATAACCTGGGTCGGCTTTCATATCTGTAGCTTGTTCAGCTGTTTTTTTACTTGCTGGTTTACGCATACTTCTCATCTTCATCTAATAAATACTCACTAAGACTTAACATAAATTGATTTAAGTTTGTCATTTCTTGTGGTAATTCTATCTGCATACTTATACGCATAAATACTCCTGGTATAGGTCCAGGCATATGGTATTCCACATAGTGAGGGGTAAATTCAAAATCTGTTGGATTTTGTTCTATTGATGTTATCCATTCACCAGGTTGATTGTGAACAATATCAAAAAATGTTTTATCAATTTCCGCCATTGGGTCAAATTCTTTAGGCACCTGGTCCACCTCCTTGTGCAGCTACTTGTGCTAATACTTGTTGTAATCCTGGTGGAGGTCCTCCTTGTGGTTGTTGAGGTCCACCCACAAGTGCTTCCTCCTCCGGTGACATTTCATCACCTTCAGCAGTATAGAACTTCTCTAAAATTTTGTTTATATGTTGAGGATTTTTCTTTATCTCTATTGCGGCCATAGTAGCTTTAGGATTACCTTGTGCAGCTTGGGCCATAAGACTTTCAAACAATACATTTTCTGCTCTCTCGCTATTTATTCTTTGTTGAATTTGTGTAATGTTATCTAATCCATCCATATTTTCTTGTAATGTTTGTGTATCAATAATGCCTTGTTGTTTTAATTGAAGGCCTGTAATAATTTTTTGTGGCTCAT